TGCTGCTGTTGAATACGAGGAGGCTGTCATCGAACCCCTCGGTCTGGTATCGCAGCTTGCACCAAAATCCGAGGCGCACCATTTCCTGCACCTGTCCTACATGGATTATCTCTTTGAAGAAGTTCCCTTTCTTACTCCGGCTCGTCAGCATGACAAGTTTGGAGTATGTACCTCCGTCTCTGTCACGATTCGTCTGCAATTTGACCGGGGTTGCGGTTATGCCGAGGACGTGCGTAATTCCGCTCTCTTGGAGGAAACGTCCGAGCATTGAGTCTGCTTCTCTTGGATAAAGGTGCGCTTCGTCTATGAGCATCTTCGTGAAGCCGTGTCTCTTGAATTCCGCACCGAGGTTTTTGATTGAGCCGATGGTCGCGTATGTAATCTGTGCCATCTCTCGTTTCCCGAAGCTCGCGCTGTAAATCCCGGCATTGCTCCCGAAGCCACCGCAGAGGGTATCGTACTTTCGGAAGTTCTGCTCAAGCAATTCTTTTGATGGCTGGAGGACGATGAGCTTGTCGGTCGTGTTCTTTGCCACAAAAGCCGTGAGGATTGACTTGCCCCATGCCGTCGGCAGGACTATGAGGCTCGGCTTCGGTTTCTTCTCTTGGAAGAAAGCGATTGCTTTGCGTATTGGTTCTTCTTGGTTTTCCCGGAGTGTAATCATTTCGTAAAAAAGTAATGCTCCGCAGGTAGGGCTAACCACGCACTACAGCCGCGTCGGGAGTCCTTTCGGTCTTCCCACCCATGTGCGGAGCAAATATTTTCATTCTTTTTCATGTCGTCGTTTCGGTTATCGCAACCATGTATGATTGGGAGGTAATCACTTTTGTGGTTGCTTTTGCTTCTTGTCGAGCTTTGATTCCACCGGGAGCGTCTGCTTGCGCTCCAGCTTCTTTGCAAGGTTAAGTGCCATTCTACGGGCGTTAAACTGCGTTGTGGTGCGCATTCCACGTTCTTGGAGCATAGAAGCGTATGCTCTGATGAATTCGACCGCTTTGTCCCGGTCTGCGTTGGAAATGCCAATCATAACCCTATCTGTATATCTCGGTTTTGTTATTTGAGCAGAAGTCTTCGCGCTCCCTGTACTTGGTGCGTGTATGCGGCAGCAAGGTCGGGGTGTTCGGCGACAAAGGCTTTATCGTCGAATTTGTTGCTTGGCTTCGGGGCTTTCCATGTGGCGATGGTGTCTCCACCGTAGGAGAGTGCTTCTGCGTCTTCAAAAGCCATCTTCAGGGTTGCTTCAAGACTTTCCTTGCGCTCCTTGAGTGCGTCGAGTTCTTTCTTGACCACCTTGAGGTCTTGGTATGCCGAGAAGACCTCCTCGCTACACTCGATGATTTTCCCTCCTGTGTGGCGATTGTATTTGATGAGAACGTCGGCTACGTTGACCGCGCTGGGTTCTTGACCTCCTACGATGTTGTCAGTCCAAAAGCGCGAGACGGAGTCGATGAGCCACTCGAAGAAGTCAGGCACGAGCTTGAGGTCTTGGTATCCGAAATCGAAACCTTGTCCGGCTGAAAGCCATGCGAGGCTACCCTGCGTATATCCGGCTACACCGAGCTGATACTGCACCTGCGCAAACCAATATTTAGGGAGGTCTTCCGGGTCAACTTTCATGCGCGTGGTCTTGATTTCGAGGATGCCCTTATTGTCGTTGGCTCGGCTATCGTCTGAGAGCCAATAGGTGCGGTCGGGGCTTACTTGGAGATAGGGACGGTCGTTGTCTCGGATAATCCAATCGATCGCGCTGCGCTTGATGATTTCGCGTCCTGTCGCGTCGTTCCACATCCGGCTGACTGCGTCTTCGAGGTGGTGTCCGTTGCGCATGGCTGCGTTCTCCTGTTTCGGCTCGTCGAGTCCTGTCTTGCGTCTCCATAGTTGGTAGGGGGTCTCCCACGGGTTGAGTCCTACGATTGTGGCAACCTCGGAGCTGCCGATTCCGCTCTTGCGGATTTCGAGCCATTCTTCACGGCTCTTGGGTCTGATGATGGTTACGTTGCTCATTGTGCTGATGTCTTTTTTGAGGTTATGAAATGGGGAGAGCCGAAGCCCTCCCCGGTGGATTACTTGCAGAATAGGTTGAAATCCATCCAAAGGTCGATGAAGGTCTTCCCGGCGTAGTCCGCGAGCTTGTCGCTCTTAAAGCAAAGGCGAGAGCCGAAGGACGCAGTCGTAGACGAGGGGGCGTAACCCGAGGACGCAAAGGCGAGACCCGCCCATTCCCCTCGGTGGTACTGCATCGTAGTGAGGTGGCGGTCACGCTTCCATTCTTCGCTCTTTTCGGCGAGTTCCTCGTCTGTGTAGAGGAAAAACCACGGATACCATCGTTCTTCGTCCTGCGTGAACTGAGGCTCCCAGCCCTCGTTGAGTGCTGCCGTGATGATGCGGAGCTTGAGGTATGCGACCACGTCGTTGTTGACGTTTGCTCCGGCTTTCTCGCTTTTGTCGTAGATGTCTCGGAACATCTGAACGTAGAGGTGGTCTTCGCCGAGTTCTGCACAGGCATCCGCGAATGTCTTGATGCGTTCCGTTACCGGGCGGTTGTCTGCCGGAGTGAAGTCGATGTCGGGGTAGAGGGTTTCGAGTACTTTGCAGGTGCTGTCTGCTCCTGTCTCTTTGGCTACGTTGTACGCCTTGATGATGTTTTCTTTTGTCGTTTCCATGTTCTTTTATTTTTTGGATGATTTCTTGACTTTCTTTACCTCCCCGGTTTCGGGGTCTATTTCTTCAGCTTCGACATCCTCAACCGCCGGGGTAGCAGGGAGGGGGGCTTCGCCTGTTGCAGCAGCGAGGGCAGCCGCCGCTTTGTCCTTTGCTGTGGTTGCGTTCTTGACCGCTTCCGCTGCCGCCTGTGCTTCTTTCTCCGGGTCGATGAATGTTTCCTTGACCGTGGTCGTTCCCTCCTCTATGGCATTGCGGAGGGCGCGGAGTTCGAATATCATCCGTTGGTCGATTTCCTCGATGCTCTTGACACCGAGGTATCGGAGCAACTGGTCGGTTTTTACCCCCACGCGGTTGTAGTAGGCGATGACGTTCTTGCGGCTCTGTTCGAGGTCGATTGATTGACCCATTGCCACCGCCTTGACATCATTGATGATTTTCTTGGTTATGGCTTTGGGAATGACTGCGAGGACTGCGTTTCGGAAGGCGATGCTGCTTGCTGCGTTCCCGGTCACAATCTGCATATCCTGTGAGTAGGTCTTGCCTGTGCGCGTAGTGATGGAGCGTGAGACCTCTTTGCAGACCGCTACGTTGCTTTCGAGGTCATGGCACATCGCCTGTGCTGTTATCATGCGTCCGTCGTTGCCGATGATTCGTGTCTGAATTCGGAGGTTGCCCCATGCGGAAGCGATGATTTCTGCCATTCGGACTGACAACCCCTCGATGAGCGAGTCGTTGCCATCTCTGTCCTTACGTCGGAGGACGTAGAAGCAGTCTTCTGCCGTCTCCTTGTCCATCTTGGCGAAGGTGGCGATTTTGTTCAGCACCTGTGACAAATCGCGTGGGTACTGCTTGGCGGTGGCTATCTGCATATCCACCTCGGTGCGGTTGATTGCTGCGAGCATCTCAGCTTGTTTTACTTCGATGATTTCATTTTCCATTTTGAATGGGTTTTGTGGGGTTTATAAATTGGGTTAGATTTTCCGTATGGGGGTCGCGGTCATGATTCTGTACCACTCGATGCCGTCCTGTTCTGTGGGTTTGGCGGCAAGGAGGAAGGTTGCAGATTTCTCTGCTTTGACCGAGTCGAGGATTTCGATCGCGGCGGTTTTGTATTGCGCCCGGTATCCGCTTGTCGGCTTGCCTTGCGCCCGGAGCTTCATGCCGTCCAGCTTTTCCCCAAATGCGACGTACCAATCGTTGCGGCTCTCCTCATCTTTGGCGATAAGGATTCTTGTTTCGTTGGTCAGTCCGAGTTCTCGGATGCACTTGCTGTTGAAGCTGAAATAGCCACCTTTCCTGTTCGCGTTCACGAGGCGTTCCTGTGACTGCGGAAAATTGCCGCCTCCGTGCGCTCTTTTGATAATCTGTAGTTTCATATAGGTTGAGGGTTTAAAGTGCGACAGCGGCGAATTCTCGGCGTGTCTGCGTGATTATTCTGTTGGTCGTGTTGTTGATTGCAGTTGTGCCTATCCCGAAGGTGTCCGTAATATCCCGGCAGGAAAAGCCGAGCAGTCGGAGTTCAAGGATTCGCACGTCTCTGCGTGGGAATGTCGCCCGGATATGTCGTTGTATTTTTGCGACAATCTTTTCGGTCGAGGATTCTTCCGGCGCGTCTTCCATAGGGTCTGCGTCTTCGGAAGGAAGCAGAGAGAAGAACAACTCGTCGGGATGCCATGTGGAAAATGTCTCGCTGAGGTTCTTCCCGGAAAACTTGCGGTATGCTTTCATGAAGGCTACCTCGTAGCCGGCATGGTCATCTTCTGTCTCTGCAGTAGTGGCGAGGGTTAGGTATGCGTCTTGAAATGCGTCCTCGTCAAATGCCGTGTAGAGGCTCAGTTTCTGTTTGAGCGCAGATGCGTTCTTGCAAATCCACTCGTTTAATGATACTGTGTGCATGGCTCTTTTCATTTGTGGGTTGCTACATAGGTCTGCGCTTTGCTGTTTATCTCTCGCTGCGTTAAGACCTTGTTCTCGGTCATCCATGCTTCGAGTTCGTCTTTCTTGAAGTAGAGCTTGCCGTTCTTCTTGTAGTGTGGTATCCTCTTTTCACTCGTGAGCGTGTAGATGCCCTTGACGGTGTATCCTGTCAGCATTGCCGCTTCCTCCACGTCGATGACGTTCTTTGCGGCGAGGAGTGTCGCGGTCTGCAATTGGTCGAACCGCCGCTCCATGTAGTCTCGTATCTCGCTTGTCATGGTTCAGTCCTCCTCGTCTTCTTTGATTTCCGGGAGTAGTCCCTTTTTGTTGAGCCATTTCCCGGTGCGGAAACAAAGCCAAAGGCTTGCCATTGCTGCGAGCTTCGAGCCGAAAAACTTTAAATCGCTCATAGGCTGTCCGGGGATGTCCTCTCCGGCGAGGATAAAGAAAGAAATAACCGCCCAAATACCCAGCAGACTCAGCCGGATGTTCTGTTTTGTCTTGGCTTTCATACCGTCTCCTCCTGTGCGTTGTATCGTTCCTCCACTCGCTTCAAAATCACATAAAGCGTCGCGTTGGAGCGGATGTTATATTTCTGCATCAGATACTTGTTGACCTCGGTTCGGCTCTGCCCCTCGATAGAGACAAGGTCGTTATACTCTTTGAAGACTGCGAGGTCTCGTGCTTCGCGCTCCTCTTGAAGCGCGGTCTTCTTTCGAAGTTGAGGTGTTGTCTGTTCCATTTTATCGGTACTTTAAATTCTTGTTTGGTAGAAGGGGCAGGATTCGAACCTGCTGCGCCGAGGTTTCATGTCGGTTCTCCGCAGACCCTCCCGAAATGCCGCCGGGCTTGCAATTCCGGCGACGGTTCTTATGTTTTGCCTTTCGGCTTTCCCGGCTCTCTTGCCGGAGGATTGCCCCTCTCTTGGGGTCTAACCCTGTATCGTGAATGTCTCCTCAAAGGCGCAACCGTCTATCTTGGAGCAGTATGTCAATTCGTTACGGGCGGCAAGTATGAGCATCCTGTTGGTTGAAAAGAAGAAGAAGTCCTGCGCTCTCGCTCCGCGCACCTCGTATCCGTGGCGGTCTTGGTCGTACTTGATTGCTGTGATTGTGAATGCCGTGAGGCTTCCTGTAAAGCCGTCGTGGTAGCTTATTTTCTTGCCCACGAGTCCGTTGATGTCCGCTGTCTGTCCCATGTCTTATCGGAGATTGTCGGTTATGTATTCGTTGTCTGTCTCGCTCAGTGCGAAGCCTTTGTGCAGTTTCCATTTGATGCAGTCCTTGCGTCCGATGAGCGTGGCTGCTATCTTGTCGATCGCGTCTGCCGAGGCTTCCATGCCGCCCTGTCTGATTTCGTCGGCTTCCCGGAGCAGAGCATGGGCTGTGCTTTGTATCTTTGTCTCTTGGTCGCGTATCCATATCGATTGGCTGTTGACCCTATCTCCGAGTGTTTCGATGATGACGCTTCCTTTGTGCTTCTTGTAGTCCGCACAGAATGCGTCCTTATCAAGGTTTCCGGCGTTCAGGTAGATGGCATCTGCTGTGGCGTATTCTTCATCCGAGCAAAAGCCGAGGTATCCCATTCGGGTGCTGTATTCTTCGATTGTCATAGTTGTTTCGGTTATGCGTTCTTGTCGTTTAGCTCGTCTTGGTTCTCAGCTACCTCCCATGTCTTGCCGGGGTTCAACTTTTCCATTCGTGCCTTTACGTCTTCAGGAGAATTCTCCGAGCCGGAGAATTCGTAGAAGGTGGGCTTGGCATAACGCTCGCCATTGTTCTTAATGCCGTAGAGCCATGCTCCTTTAGGCTGTCCGTTGCGGTTTTTTTGTCTTGGTCGGTCTCATATTCTTTTCAGTTAAATTTCCGTTTTTAGTTCTTTATTTGTATCTTTGCGCGTTCTTTCTTTTGGACGCGATGCAAAGTTAAACAAATTGTTTGGAATACCAAATAAAATGTTTGGAAATATTAGCGTTAAAGAAAGTTAATAAATACATTATGGCTGAAACAGAAAGACTTAGGGCAGTATTCGACTATCTTCGTGAGAACAAGATAGTTCGCAACCAGCAGGACTTTGTCGAGCGCATCGGCTCTGACAAGTCCACGGTATCTCAAATCTT